ATAGTGATGGTGCACACCTCCATAGGAGAGTACCCGTTACTCATCGCATGTTGCTGCAACATCAGTTGCACTTTGCGAAATGTCTCAGGTTCTCCTCTGAGTGCTGCCTCCACCACTATCGTAGGCGTGGTCTGCATGATGATCTCCTTCTCCGACTGCTTCGGATCCCTGTAGTTGAGTATGTTTGCGAACGTTTTATCGCGCATCGGGGCGTAAACTACGCCATTATGCTCTCGAAAACGACGTCCGATAAACTCAGCCTCACTTGCAGGGACGATCGAAGCAGGCGCAGACTTATCACTTGCGGCGGTCGTGATCAGACCCATCGCTGCCATCTCCAACAGAATTTCCTGAAATTCCTCATTGTTGAATAGCGCTGGGCCTTGAACGTCGTCCCCGTAGTAGGTGATAAGTTCCATCATCTTCTCGACTTCTTCCAAGCTGACCTTCATGACTTTTCGAATTGCGGAGGTCATTATTCCGCGCATCATTTCCCCTACGTCTAGGGAGGTATTAGTCTTACCTGAGGCTTCTGTGCCTGGCATTTCCATAACAAATGGACCGTAACTGAAACGGTTCACCAAATGGCCTGTGCAAAGCATGTCGACACCTATCCGACAAGGGTCCTCGGTGCCTATTTCAGCACCGTCAAAGACCCCTCGATAGAAGTCGCCGATTCCAGCCTTCGATTCCACTTTCCACGACGCGTCCGCCGCTTAACGTCAATGTTCAGAACATTCCTTCCGTTAATCCGTGCCCAGAGAGCATCCCAATCAGCCGAGTGCGGGTTTATTCCAACCCCACTACCAAACTTAACCGGGACTCGCTTCCTGAACTCTGAGATCTCCATTGTGAACACCCTCCAGGCTATCTGCTCGGCAGCAGACACTCCAAAAGTTGCGCGAGGCAACTTGCCTGGTGGTCTCGTCTCAACCTTGGTGGCCATCTTCATGATTGAGGGTCTGAATTCCATCGCGAAATAGAATGGGACCCCTTGCACAAGACGCTCCACCGCATCCTTCACCTGACGGCGGAGGACTGGGTCGATGAATATGACCTTACCGTCTGGGTTCTTCGTTATGAAGTCCTTCTTCGTTCCCGTTCGTTTATCAACATGTCCAGCGGACGTGTTTAAAACCATGGGATCAATCCTTCCATAACCGAAATCGCCCCCTTGAATCGCCTCCTCGATAGAGAAAATTCTAGGGACCCAACCCTTTGGGATATACTCTCTCCCAAATTTCAATCCGCGTCTGTACATAATATCCCGTACATCCGGATTCATGCGATAAGGTCGACGAGTTTCGTCGACGTACCTACGTAGTGCTTCCAGAGGATAATAAGTGTAGGATTCCTTATCATCCACCCAGCCGTGGTGGGCTGGTACCTCGAGCTCTTCCTTGTACCCTATTATTTCAGCTAGTTTGCCATGTGTTGACATGCGAACTAGTTCTGCCGGGGGTGCCGGAAAAGGAAGCTGGAGGTCAACGTCCTTCATGATGAGTGGTCCGATATGAGGGTCGGACAAGAACACATCGCGAAGTGAAGGATGCTGGAAACTGTCATCTCCTGGTGAGCCTGACAGTAGCGAATTGAACAACTCAAGAGAGACGGGTGTCGCCACACCTGTCTCCCCGGGAACACCTGCAGTGTGAATAAAACGAACTTTTCCATTCACAAAAATCGGTGCCCCACACACGCCGTTCCGAGCTAGTTTAGTGTCATAACACACACAGTCGATTAGCTCAAACTGGTACCCACCTACATTGT